TCTGGTTGCTGTGATAACCTACGCCCTCGTTGCTGATAGAAGCACTGCTAGTAATCCAGATAAGCAATTTCGTATAGTATATGAAACGACTGACGCATCTGTGATTGACCAAGCACATTGTCTTGCGACTAACATATACTTCGAAGCAAGGCACCAAGAAGACGATGAGAAAGAAGCGATTGCTAACGTGGTTATCAATCGTGCCAGAGATAAATCGTTTCCAGATACAATCTGTGGAGTTGTTTATCAAGCAGTGAGAGATTCGAATGGCAACCCACTTCGCAACAAATGCCAGTTCTCTTGGTACTGCGATGGTAAGTCAGATAGAATTAAAGATGCTGGTGCTTATGAGGAAGACTTTCTTATTGCACTAGTCGCAATGATGAATCGTGAAGAAGAAGGACCAGATAATGATAACGCATACGATAACACTAATAATTCTCTTTGGTATCATGCTCATTACGTTGAGCCATATTGGGCAGCAGCATACACATTCCAGCAGCGCATTGGTGCCCACCTCTTCTATAGTCGCTAATGTCTGAAGAAACTAACATAATCATTCTTGATAAACTTATCGCATCTCGTCTAAAAAAAGAGAAGGAGTTGAAATACTATCAAGAAGAGTTGATGGAACTCCAGGAGAAGATGAAGATGCTTCAAATGGATATCGATGTGACGAACATCATCATTCGAATGATCAATGATGAAAACGTCGTCGATTTGAAAACATATTTGATTGGAAAAGGCGAATGAATAACGTTGTAGAAGCAAAGGCTTTCTGGACTTCAAAGGTCAATAAGATTATCCAAAATTTCGATTATGGTAAGATTACCATCGAAGAATTGGTTGACCAAATGTGCAATATGGGATATGATAGAAAGCAAGTTTGGAACTTGATCGAGAAGGGATAATAAAAATGGTTTATTCTGCGGCTGAAGAGGCTGCACACAAAGAAGAAAAATATCACCGCCTGTATATGGACATTGCATATCGTGTTGCAGAGATGTCTCACGCAAAGCGTCGTAAGGTAGGATGTGTAATCGTCAAAGATGAACGTATCATCTCTATGGGATGGAACGGTATGCCAACTGGAATGCCTAATCTCTGTGAAGACTATGATACTCTTCGTGCTGTATCCACTACGAAAAAAGAGGTGTTACACGCAGAAGCAAATGCTCTGATGAAACTGGCGAAGTATGGTTCATCTGCAAATGGAGCAACTCTATATACTACGACTTCGCCTTGCTTTGAATGTGCGAAGCTGATTTATCAAAGTGGTATTAAAAAATTAGTGTATTCTGAATTCTATACAGATCAAGAACCACTCACTTTTCTATATACTACACCCGGTTTTAATATTATACATTTGGAGAAATAAATGGCAAAAGGCAAGCAAAGTTCTGGTAAGCATTATGTGTCGAAGGGTTCAGTCGGTGTTAATAAGAGCATTACAAAGGCTGTTAGGCGTGAACGTAGTGAGCTTGATAAGATGATGCAGGCGCTCAAGTCTTGGAAACAAGGCTCTCCCACGCCCCGCTCTATTCAAAAGTCATTTGGTGTCACAGCTACCACTGCTCATAGAGATTGGGTTAAGCGTGGCTGGGCAATGAAAGATAAGGCACCGGTTGATGCTGGGTAAGTATATATTACAATGCGATGTTGATGATACGATCCGTGATCAGTTTGTAAAAACTGTGAAAGCATACAAGCGTCAATATGTAATCGTGTATAATAGAATTCCAGACGGAAGTCACATCATAACCTTTAATGATGTGGTCTTCGAAGAGTTTACAGAATTTCTAGATCATGTAGAAGGAACAAGTGGAGGGTATGATGGACTATTCGGCTATTCAAGAGAAGCTAGAAAGTGATCGTTGTTGGGTTACCTTTAGAAAGGTAAATGGCGATTTGCGAACGATGTGGTGTACTCTTAAAAAGGAGTATCTACCAGAGCAAAAGGACATTTCAGAGGTTATAAACAAGCCTGAAGATGAACCCAAAACAATTGCTGTATGGGATTTAGAGAAACAGGCTTGGCGTTCTTTTCGTATTGAGTCTGTGGTTAGATTTGAGATTAACAGTTATTTACATCAGAGTGATTTCCATTGGTCGAAATCGTAGCAGGCGAACTCATTCGTAATGAGTTGACACAGAATGCGATGGGTGGAACTGAGATGATGGCAATTGGAATGCAACAACGCATTCCTCAAGAGTTGCTAAAGAACTTTCAGATTATCCACTCTCGCACTCGTGAACTTCGAGATGATTTGAAAAAGATTCTTGTATGTCACGATCTAGCAGGAGACCCTGAAGTCGCCCACTTGAAAGATGGCGGCTATAAGAAGTATGATAAGCTGGTGTTCGTCTCTCAGTGGCAGTTTCAACAGTATCATGATTTTCTGGGTGTGCCATACAGTCACTCTCATATTCTCAAGAATGCTATTGAACCTATTGTTGAGCATAAGAAGCCGAATGATGGTAAGATTCGTATCATCTATCATACGACGCCTCATCGTGGGTTAGGTCTACTGTATCCTATCTTTGATGCTCTATCTAAACAGCATGATAACATTGAACTTGATGTGTATAGTTCCTTCAAGATTTATGGGTGGGAGCAAAGGGATGAGCCATATAAGGCTCTATTCGACCAACTCAAGCAACATCCAAAGATTCGCTATCATGGGTCAGTACCTAATGAGGAGATTAGACAGGCACTACAAAGCGCTCACGTCTTCGCCTATCCGTCTATCTGGCAAGAGACTTCGTGTATTGCGTTAATTGAAGCTATGTCTGCTGGATGCTTTTGTGTTCATCCAAACTACGCTGCTCTGCCAGAGACTGCTGCTAATGAGACAATCATGTATCAGTGGGATGAGGATGTTCAAGTTCATGCTAACAGAGCATATGAGCATCTCAAAGGTATCGTTGAGTATATTGATAAGCATGGTATGCCCAATATGGCTAAACAGAAGAATAGCACAAACCAAGCATTCAACTGGGGTCTCCGTGTGAATCAATGGACGCAATTTTTATCATCTTTTTAGAAGAAAAAGGTTGACATTTGGCGTCAGAATGCTTATATTATAAGTATAGACAATGAAGGAGCAGACCATGAATAATCAGGTGTTCACTCGCAGCGAACTTTCAAAGGCATTTGACAAGCTCACTGCAAACTTAGACAATTGGAAGATGCCTATTCACACTCACATTCACATTGGTGAGTGGCGCTTGATGATTGAGGCTTGTGAATTCTTTACAGGTAGCAAGTTATGGCAGGTCAAAGATTTGGGCTTAGGCATGATGGAAGTCAAAGCCGATGGTTATTACATGGCTGTAGGAGCCTAACGCCTACGTCTCAAAAATAGAAAAGGATAAACAAGTGATTCTCGTAGATATGAACCAAGTGATGATTAGTAACGTCATGGTTCAAATTGGCAACCATCATAATGTCGAGTTTGAGGAAAGTCTCATTCGGCATATGGTTCTCAATTCAATTCGCTCGTATCGTCAGAAGTTCGTCAAAGATTATGGAGAACTCGTTCTCTGTTTCGATGATAAGAACTACTGGCGCCGAGATATATTCCCATACTATAAAGCAAATCGCAAGAAGTCTCGTGAGTCTTCTGAACTCAACTGGAACGAACTGTTTCGTATCCTAAATCTTGTGCGGGATGAACTCAAAGAAGTCTTCCCATACAAAACAGTTCAGGTTGACCGTGCTGAAGCAGATGATGCTATTGGCACAATCTGTCATAAGTTTGGTGTTGAACTGAACGCTGGCTCAACAGAAAAGATTTTGATTCTTTCTGCTGATAAAGACTTTATTCAACTGCATAAGTATGCTAATGTAACACAATACGATCCTATTCGTAAGCGGTGGCTTCGTCATGCTAATCCTAATCAATACATAATGGAACACATTATGAAGGGTGATGCAGGTGATGGTGTGCCTAACATGCTATCAGCAGATGATTGCTTTGTTATGGGAGAACGGCAAAAGCCAATGACAAGAAGGCGCATTGAACAGTTCATGGATGAAATTGAAAACGATTGTTTTTCGAATGAGTATGCTCTTCGAGGGTATCAGCGCAACAAAGCAATGATTGACTTGTCTATGGTGCCTGAGTATATTCAAGAAGAAGTGATGACTAAATACAATGAAGAGAGTGGTGATCGCTCTAAACTCTTTAACTACTTCATTGAAAAACGATTAAAGAATTTGATTGAAAACATAGGTGAATTTTAAATGCAACTATCTATTTCTGAAATCTTAGACAAAGCATCTAAGATGAAAACAAAATCTGAGAAAGTGAAATGGCTCAAGCAGAATGAAGCAAAGCCATTGAAGACAGTACTCAAAGCAATGTACTGTCCTTCTCTCAAATGCCTCTTACCTGAAGGCGCTCCTCCATACACACCATCAGAAGCAGTAGACGATCATGGTATGCTGTATAGAAATTCAAAGCGTATACCATATTTCTATGAAGGCACTGGCACAAATGTCAAGCCAATGAAGAGAGAACAGTTGTTCATTCAACTGCTTGAGACTGTCAATAAGGATGATGCACTCCTTCTCATTGATATGAAAGATGGAAAGCGTGTCAAGGGATTGACTGCAAAGACTATCAACGAAGCATTTACGAATCTAATCATAGAGGGCAAGTAGACTAAAAATGGGTAAAACTTATCGTCGAGAGAAAAACGTTTGGGACGACGACCCAAATCGATTTGAGCGTAGAGTAAAGAAAAGCAGAGGCGCTCAAAAAGCAAAAGAACACGCCTATCAAGAACGGCGTCGTCAGAAAAACAAGATTCGAGAGAATGAGGTTTATGAAGAACTCTAAATTGATACTAACTGATTGTGATGGTGTACTACTTGACTGGTCGTATCGATTCTTCCAGTTTATGGATGAAAAAGGATATACACTATCTGAAGGCTATCAACACGTCTATGGCGTTGATAAGATATTCTATGAAGTCGTTGATAAGGCTGATGGTCGTAGACTTGTAACAGAGTTTAACGAAAGCGCATGGATTGGGTTTCTACCTGCACTTAGAGATGCAGTGAAGTATGTAAAAAAGCTGAACGAAGAGCATGGATATATCTTCGGCGTAATTACATCACTCTCTACTAACCCATACGCTACAGCCCTTCGTGAAGAAAACTTGGTGAGAGTATTTGGAGAAAATGTCTTTGACTTTATCACATGTATTGAAACAGGTGCTGATAAAGACGCTGAGTTGATGAAGTTTCAAGATTCAGAATGCTGGTGGATTGAAGATAAAGTAGAGAATGCAGAATGTGGATTGAAGTTTAACCTCAATCCAATTCTTATGCGACATACTCACAATCAAAGTCATATTACTTCAAATATGCGTACTGCAAGAAATTGGAAACAAATATATAACATCGTCACTGGAGAACAATAATGCCTACATATTCATTTGAGCATATTGAAACTGGTGACACTATGACAACCTTTTGTACATGGGAGGAAGCACAAGAAGTTATTAAGGATGGTGGCTATAAAATGTTAGTCTCTGCACCTGCTATTGTATCAGGTACTGGTAGTGTTGCTGGTAGGATTGATAACGGGTTCAATGACGTTTTACAGCGAGTGAAAAAAGCCAATAGGGGATCAAACATTCAAACAAAATAGGACAATCCATGCTCACAAGTCCAGAACGCTTAACAAAAAGACAAAAAAGAAAACTGCGCCAAGATAAAGTCTTGGACAAATCTGGAAACCTGAACGTAGGAGAGAAGTTTAAACTCAACTCAATCAAACCAATAACAATAGCACAAGAAGATGCCTTCCATTCTTGGCACAACGATTATCATCTAATGCTTCATGGTATTGCCGGTACAGGAAAGACATTCATTGGTCTGTATCTAGCACTGAAGTCTGTGCTTGAAGACAAATCTTTTAATAAAGTTTTTGTCATTAGATCAGTAGTACCAACAAGAGATATGGGTTTCTTACCCGGCAATCAGAAAGAGAAGATGAAGGTGTATGAAGCACCTTATCAGGACATTGCTAGAAAGCTATTTGATCGTGGTGACGCTTACGAGATACTAAAGACAAAGAACATCGTAGAGTTTATGTCAACCTCGTTTGTTCGTGGTATTACATTAGACGATTGTGTTATTATTGTAGACGAAGTTCAAAATATGAATGCGATGGAGTTGCATTCTGTGATGACAAGAGTTGGTGAAAACTGTAAGATTATATTTTGTGGAGACGTTCGTCAAGATGACTTGACAAGCGAGCGAAAAAAAGAACTGAGCGGACTAAGAGAGTTTTTACGCATTATAGATAGTATGGAAGAGTTCGATTTCATCGAATTCACTACTGAAGATATTGTTCGCTCAGACCTCGTAAAGTCCTATATTATAGCGAGGTCCAAACTGGGACTAGATTGATGAAACACTTTAATCATGTGGAGGCTCCAACACTAACGGAGCTGATTGCTGAAACGACGGATAGCGGTAGGGTGTACAATACACCTGATGGAAACCGCTATCCGTCAGTTACGACTATACTATCAGAACTAAGCAAAGCAAGTATTATTGCTTGGCGAAAACGTGTTGGCGCAGAAGAAGCTAATCGTATTTCTACACAAGCTGGTTCTAGGGGTACGAAGGTTCACCAAATCTGTGAAGACTACCTCAACAATAAGCCTGACTATCTTGATGGTCAGATGCCAGCGAACGTCTTTACGTTCAAACAAATCCAACCTATCCTAGATCAGTATGTGGATAACATCCAATATCTAGAAGCGCCTTTGTATTCTGACTTTCTGAAAACAGCGGGTAGGGTAGATTGTATCGCAGAGTTCGACGGGAAACTCTCCATTATTGATTTCAAAACATCTCGTAAACCCAAAAAGAAAGAATGGATTTCTAACTACTTTATGCAAGCATCTTGCTATGCTGTAATGTATGAGGAACGGACTGAAATCCCAGTCAGTCGCACCGTAGTGATTATTGCGGTCGATGGCTCTGAGCCACAAGTGTTTGTTGAAAACAGAGACAACTTCATTGAAGAGTTTGTCGATGCCAGAGTCTCATACAAGGAGAAATATAATGTTTAAATTACTGTCAGCAATTACTGTCGCTAGTGTTATCTTAATTTCAACTCCCGCAAAATCGGCTATATTTACTATGCCAGTCAGTTTGGTGTGTGACGATACAAAAGAGATTAAACAGTATATTGATAAAGAAGGTTATGTCTTGGTTGCAAGTGGGTTAACGAAAACCGCTAAGGGTGATATATTCGTAGGTGTATACTCTCATAAGGAAGATTTAGTCGTTCTTGGTGTTGATCCTGAAGGGTATGCTTGCTTCGTCGTTGAAATTAATGAAGCACTAGAGTGGGAGTTTGATATGAAAAAGAATCTTCCTGAACCAGGAGATAAAGGTCCAAAAATTCCCTCATAAAAAGGTTGACTTTATATCGCTTCTCTTGTAGTATATAAGAATACTAACGAGGAGAGACAGAGATGACGATGCATATGCTACCTGTTTACTTTAGTACAACGAGTACGAAAAAGCGTAAACAGAAGAAGTCAAAGAAGCAGCAACAAACAGATGCTGCTCATGCAAAGTTTCTCAAGAAGATGGGATACAAAGGGCCTGTAGTTCAGCGGTCAGAACCCGCCGCTCATAACGGTGGTGTCGCAGGTTCGAATCCTGCCGGGCCCACCAAACTTTCTAACCAAATTCCAGTTGGTGTAGCACCGAAAAAAGAACCTATGCAATATAACGGTAAGCGTAAGCTACTTGGTATTGCTACGATGCATAAGAGCAATATGGTGCCAGTATTTTCTACTGAAGATGCTGAAGAACTAGCAAAGATGAGGCGAGGATAAATGGGACCACCTATTCCATCTGAACTAATGGCAGAGATTGAATATCAGAAGCGTATTCGTATTCGCCTATCTCTTGCTGCTTATGCTTACGAGAAAAAGAACTACTCTTTTATGAGCGATGCTGAGTTCGATTCGTTATCAAAAGAAGTCAATCCATCAACTCTCACTGGTCATCCTGTAATGGATAAGTTCTTCAAAGAACAATTCTCACCTGATACTGGTATGTGGATTAACTCTCACCCAGAACTTGATAAGTTAGCCTCTCTCTACTATACTCTAAAGAAAAGAAAAATTTTATGAAAACGACATATAAACAAGCAGGGGTTGATGTTGAACTGGCTAACAAGTTCACACAAGCTATCGGTGCTGACAAACAATATGCTGCACTGGTAGATATACCTTTTGAGTTTGATGTTGGTCGTCGCAGTGGTCTACCCAAACCTCAGACTGTTGCTCTTGCCACAGACGGTGTTGGTACTAAGCTGCTTGTAGCCAAGCACTTCAAGAAATATGATACGATTGGTATTGACTTAGTAGCGATGTGCGTCAACGACCTATTGTGTGTTGGTGCAAAGCCTGTTTCATTCTTAGACTATTATGCAACAGGTAAACTAGACTTAGATGTATCTATGAAGATAATCAAAGGTATCAAAGACGGTTGCGCTCTTGCAGGATGTGAACTTGTTGGTGGTGAAACAGCAGAAATGCCTGACTGCTATCCAACGGGTGAGTTTGACCTTGCTGGATTTGCTATGGGTATCGTGAAGAAGAAGCTACCAGTAAATGTTAAGCCCGGTAATCTCATCATAGGTATTCCAAGTTCTGGTCCTCATTCTAACGGATATAGTTTGATGCGCTCTATACTCACATATGACGAAATACCTCTAATGCCAACACGAATCTATGTTGATGAGATTATGAATAATCTAAATCGAATCAACGCTTGCGCTCACATTACGGGTGGTGGTATTCATGGTAATCTACCCAGAGTGCTAAATGGGCTATCATATAAATTAGACTTTGAGATAACAAACACTCTGACAGAAAATATATGGTGGAAAAAACTGTTTGAGCGTTCGAAGATGGGTATTATTGAATTTCAATCTACGTTCAATTGTGGGTGGGGTATGCTTGTAATAGCAGAAGAAGAACTGGATATTCCGGGTTCAAAGGTACTAGGGAAGGTCGTGTAATGCCAGAAGATATTACACTAGAACAATACACAATGAGATATATTAAACATTGTGATGAAAAAATGATTGACTTTGATGAGGTTGTGTATTATAATATAATCAAATTGAGATTTGGCGCTGATGCGATAATCAGTGCCAAGACTTTGGTTCAGAAGTGCTTAACCAATACTGATTAGGAAAACAAAGTGAATATCTTCGTGCTAGATGAGAACCCATACACCGCTGCTGAAATGCAGTGTGACAAGCATGTGGTCAAGATGGTTACTGAGTCTGCTCAGATGCTATCTACAGTGCATCGTATGCTTGATGGTGAGATGTATACAGAGAAGAGTGCTAACGGGCGTAACATCAAGCGTTGGCGCTTAGATGATGACCGTGAAGACGTTCTGATGAAAGCCTGTCATACAGGTCACCCATGCACTCTGTGGACGATGGACTCGACCAACAACTATCGCTGGCACTACAGCCACTATTGCGCTCTTGCAGAAGAGTATGAGCATCGCTACGGTAAGAAGCATGGTGCGTTCAATCGTGACACTGAGATTGGTGAGATGCTCGCAAGATTTCCCAAAAAACTCTATGGTAGTCAACCGACGCCTTTTCGTCTTGCTATGAAAGCAAATCCAGAATGCATGGTTGAAGGCGACCCCGTACAGTCATATCGTAACTTCTATCACACGAAGCAGGATCGCTTCAAAATGGCTTGGACAAAGCGTGATATTCCGTCGTGGTTTCAAGCAGCATAACTTTTTTGAAAAAAAATGCATTTTTTTGAAAATAACTCTTGACATTTGGCTTCAGAATGCTTATATTAAGTATATGAAAGAGAGAAAGGGTTCTCTCTTAGATCGAAAGCAAGAAGCAAGATGGATATGATTGGTTATGACAGCTACTTCAACTACGATGCCAGCACCGCTGGTTCAATGGAAGTAGTTCCCCAGGCGATGCTGAACGATGCAGACATTCCTTGCGATACCTGCAAGTTCGCTGATTCGTGCGCTGTTAAGTTCACTGAATGCTCTGCGTTCCGCACTTGGTCTAAGAGCGGTCAGTTCAAAGATAGCGATGTTGGTCGCCTCGTTCGTGTGATGAAATAGGAGAAGATATATGAAGGAACTTACCATCGAAAAAGAATGGTGGGGTCTGTTTGAACTCACCGAAGAAGTCGTTCAGAAAGAGATGGCAATTCTGAATGAGGAGATATTCGAAAACCTCATTAATATTGATGCTATCGAACTTGATGTTGACTTTCTCGACACTGAGTGGGGATACTGCTTCGAGTACGAGGAGCGTGGAACAATCGTTCTTGGTCTAACTACTGAGTTTGACTCGTATGAATTGTTTCGTACCGTTCTCGCTCATGAGATGATTCATGCCTATCAAATTCAAGAAGGTATGACTGTAGATCATGGTGATGTGTTTCAACGGTTTGGTCAGTATACTGAGCAAAAAATCGGTCTTGATATTCGAACGGTACACTAAGGAGATATATGATGACTAAAACGCTTGGTGACATTCTTGAAGAAGGATTGGCTAATACTAAAGCGATGGGTAATTTTTTATCCTGTATGACGGACTTCGAACGCTCTGTGTGGGAAGATATTATCGACTTTGCTGAAGAAGCCTTTGGTCTTAATAAGGATGACCTTATTAGAGAGCTTGGTAAAGTGGGTGCTATTTCTTTTGTTGATGGCGTTGTCGAACCCATTACTCGCAGGTACTGGGCTTCAAAGTTAAACTGAGAAATAATGGTTCCTTAGCTCAGTTGGATAGAGCAACAGCCTTCTAAGCTGTGGGTCATAGGTTCGAATCCTATAGGGACCGCCAAATCAAGGAGAATATATAATGAGTGATATGAGTGATTTTGTAAAAGCGTTCGCTATCGGAGCGCTCATTGGGTTAGCGTTAGGCTTTAGTGGTCTACGCCCAGAAATGTTTTTCTAAGGAGAATATGATATAAATGACTAGTCAGAATGTTAAACTTGAAGGATGGTCGCAGCGTATGGGCGCTAGCCCTAATGAAACTCTGATGGACCAAGTGGCCTATTACGCCAGGGTCAGTAACCCTACTAGTCAAATCTCAGCGCTGAAGAGCGATGGGCTTATTAAGTATCTAATGCGTCATAAGCATTGGTCGCCCTTCGAGATGGTGAATATCTGCCTACAGGTGGATACGACTCGTGATATCGGGCGGCAACTGATCAGGCACCGCTCATTCTCGTTCCAAGAATTCAGCCAGCGTTATGCTGCTACTGAAACAATGGGAGACTATAGAGAAACTCGTTTGCAGGATTTGAAAAATCGTCAAAACTCACTAGAGACTGATGATGAAGAACTTGACCAGTGGTGGAAGGGTAAACAAGACGAGGTGGCAAAGTTAGCATTTGATACATATGATCAAGCCTTAAAAAAGGGAATAGCTAAAGAGCAAGTTCGAGCAATTCTACCAGAGGGTCTAACGTGGTCACGTCTCTATGTTAATGGCACGCTTCGTAGCTGGATTCACTATATTGAATTGAGGACGGACCCTTCGACTCAGAAGGAGCATCGTGAGTTGGCAAAGATGTGTGCTAGAGAGATTGATAAGGTCTTTCCGATGATTGAGGATTTTGTTCAAGACTAATGAAATATCGTGTTATTACCATGCTTCGTTCCGGGATCAAAGATAATCCCGGAACGGCAGTGGCTGATGCTTTGAGGGTTCTTGGATTTTCAGAAGTGAAAGATGTTCGTATTGGTAAGATGTATGAGATTGAGTATGAAGGCGATGATATAGAAAAAATTGTCAAGTCGTTTTATAACGATGTAATGGAAGACTATACAATAGAAGAAATTCAGTAGGAGTTTCCATCATGGAAAAGAAACGTATCGAACTTGACCCGGAAGAACGTGAATGGGAATATGATGGAGACGGGCGTAAGATATACAAGGTAAAAGCTGGTTATTCTCAAAAGACTGTTTGGGAAGAGTTTGTCAAGTATGGTATGTATCATGAAAAAATGGACAACGGTGTAGGATTTAAAAAGGAAAAATAACTATGTGGATTGTGATGAATGACAGCTATATCAGTGCTGTGCAAGACCGTAACAATAAAATGAACTTGGTTGTGAGGGCAAGAGTAAGAGAAGATTTGGAAAATGCGTTTCCTAGTTTGAAGCAAGATATCATCGAAAGCACTGATAGCGATTACAGGTTTCGTCTATTCATGTCCAAGCAGTTTCTCTGTGGGGTGATGAACACGAAGATTATGAATATCGACTATGATAACTTCAAAAATAGCGTAAAGCAAAACTGGCGACATGATGCCTATCTCGCAATCTGGTCAATCATGTATAAGGTGCAGCAAAATTTGTACTGGGGTCGATAAAAAAAGTTAAAAAAAGTTTTAAAAACACCAAAAAAATGGTTGACATTTGCCTCTAGAATGCTTATATTAAGTATATAGACAGAAAGAAAGAGGAACGAGACCATGATGAACTTCGAAACGTTTGACGTTAAATCCACTACACTCAAGAGTGGTTGGTTTGCCACCAACGCCACCAAAGAAGTTGACATTCTTTTGACCACACTCGACGAATTCGAGCTTTGGGTTGGACCAAGGATGATTGATAAATTCGATAGTTTCAATGAAGCCAAGCGTAATGCTGAAGCAATCGTTCCTTTCACCATTAAGTGGGAAGACTGATATGTGGACCAAACCTTCTGAAGCAGACCTCAAGCAAGAGTATTTCGTTGAAATCGAACTGAAGGGTAACAACTTCTTTGATAGCGAGGCAGCCTTTCTTCAGGCTGCTTCAGAAGGTGATGTGCTTGAACTTGATGGCGTCACAGACGCTTACATTGGGTATAGGTCACACACTCGCTCTAAGGAGCAGTTGCTCAATCTCATTCGCTCGTATCGCTCATATCCTGAGTTTCGTAATGAGCAGACGATTGCTAATCTCTATGAGCGCATTGGTAACGATATGCCAATGACGATGCCTATCGTTCTGATGTTCAGAGAGAGCGGTAAGATGCGTGTCCTCGGTGGCAACACTCGCCTCGATGTTGCTTTTCAACTCAACAAAACACCCAAGGTTCTCGTAGTTCACGTCTGATATAAATACGAGTAAAGATACAAATGGAGTTTGCTCGTGCTTAAAAAGTTTGACGGTTTCACAAGCCTCAATGAGGATGTTCTTCTCACTGAGGCTTTAAACAATCCCAAAGAATATTATATGACTGACGATACAGTCTTACCTGGCAAAATGTATGGTGCTTTCAGTGTTAATGGCGGCACTTACATCATCTCATTAGAGGCAAGTAAAGATAAAGGAGTATACCTACTTGAGGTCGGAAAGACTGGTTCAAAGGGCGGCAAAACTTTCTGGTGGAAATTTCATGATGGGAAAGATATTCTACCTGTATTAGCAACAACGATGGACTTTCTTCAAAATGCATACACTATGCTACCGATGTTGAAAGGTATTGC